CGAAGAGGTCGCATATGGTCAGAAGGGTATAGTAGGTACTTTTGCGCAAGAGTTCGGCAGAGACCCTTTCGGAACGATGGCTGATATGAACAAGGCTGGTGTGAGTTTTACAGATGTGGGACTGAGTGGTTTAGGAATCAGCCCAAATAGTATGTTGTCGAAAGGGATAAACGCGCTCGCTACGGGAATAAGCCTTGCCCAATCTTTCGTAAACCCAGGTAAAGCGATATCAGGACTTGTGGCCGCTGGAAATATTCCGGATATTGCCGAAGATTTTGGATTCGACGTGGACGAAAATACAGATGAAGTAGCGTCTCCGGACACAGGCGATTAGTTTCTAAAAAAGACAACCAAAGGAGAGTGAGATGCCCAAAGCTAGTGCACCAAAAGTAGAAGTGAACAAAGAAACGATTGTTGGCCGTGCCACGGGCGTCCGAGGTTTTGCCGATAACCAGACTGTAAGTTATGGTGGCCCGGTGGAAGTTTCTAATTACCCGCCCCAGGGAACGGAAAAGTCTAGCCGTGGCCGTGGTGCGATGGTGAAGGGGTTTAAATTCAGAGGCGTTCATTAATGGCTGATTTAGACCAGGATGGTGTGATAACCGCTGAAGAGCTAGCGGCACACGACACGCACCTCAAGTTCAAAACGCAGAAACATATCGCGGTGGGCTCTTTTGTTTTTATGCTCATCTTGACTACTTTTTTCTGCACCCCCTTGATTTCTGAGGCGCGATTAGTTGCCCTTGGTGGTCTGGTAAGCACGATGTATATCGCGTTAGCTGGTATTGTTGGAGCGTACATGGGGATGACTGCTTGGATGTCTAAGAAATAATCGGCCACCTTTTATTTTTGTTAGATGAGTATAGGAGCTTTCCTCGTGCTGAGCCTTCTGGGTACTTTGCTTGGATTCGGAACTTCTATCGTTCCCGAAATTCTAGGCTACTTCAAGCAGCGCCAAGCAAACCAGCAACAGTTGGACATGCTACAGGCGAAAGCGCAGTATGCAGCGCAATTGAGCGAATTAAAGCTCCAGGAGCTAGATGTAGAAGCGGAAATCACAGAAACAAAAGGGCTTTACGAGCATGATCAGTCTCTCGACTCTGGAACTTTTGTCAACGGTCTCCGGGGTTCTGTGCGCCCTGTCCTTACTTACCTTTTCTTCGTAATGTTTGCGACGGTTAAGGGCACGTTGTTGTTTGCAGCAGTTCAAGATCCTGCCGTAAATTTCGAGACTGCGATCTTGATGATTTGGGATGGTGAGACTCAAGCGATCTTTTCAGCCATCATAGCGTTCTGGTTCGGCAACAGAGCAATGTCTAAAGCAAGGGCGAGAATAGATAAAAATGCGAGATGACCCCAGTTTCTTTCTGTTTGAGCGTATGCTAAAAAGATTAAAGGAACGACGCCAAGGGATACAAGACGCGATAAGCTACGGTGTTGTTCCAGACTACACTGCGTTTCGAGAGCTGAGAGCTAGTCTTTCAGAAATCGGAACAACCGAACAGGATCTCAGAGACCTGCTAAAAAGGATAGATGATGAGACCGAAGCTGATTAAAGACGCCTATATCAAAGAAAACAATCTAGTTCTAGACCCCACACAGCTCCCAGACAGCACGGTAGAGCGACTACCTCAGCCTACCGGCTGGAGAATCCTTTTGCTGCCCTTTAGAGGGGCTAAAAAGCAGGGTTCGATACACCTCCCGGACCAAACCATAGAGCGTGAAGCGTTAGCGACTGTTTGTGGCTATGTGCTGCGAGTGGGTCCGCTGGCTTATAAGGATGAGAGCAAGTTTGACGGCATTCCTTGGTGTAAGGAAAAAGACTGGGTGATATTCGGCCGCTACGCTGGATCCAGGTTTAAGATAGAAGGTGGAGAGGTGCGTATCCTCAATGATGATGAAATCATTGCTACGATTTCAGACCCCACTGATATCGTTCATATGTGAGAGAGTGAATCATGTCTGTAACAGAGCACATGCACGATCTTCCCGTTGAGGAAGAAACGGATGTTGAAGTAGAGGAGCAGGAAACAGAGGAAGATGAAATTGAAGTTTCATCCTCTGGAAAAAGCGACTCTTCAGAGTCTAAAGAAGATGCCGCAGAAGAGTATTCTGACGGGGTCAAGAAGAGAATCAATAAGCTTACGAGTCGAATGCGCGAAGCAGAACGCCGCGAAAAAGCAGCGTTGGATTACGCGCAAGGATTGAAAACTAATTTCGATCATGCAGAAAAAAGGGCAAAGCAGTCTGACCAAGGCTACCTATCAGAGTATGATACGCGCCTCAAACTCTCAGAGGGATCCCTAAACGATAAGCTTAAGAACGCTATAGAACGTGGGGATGTTGATGCCCAGGTAGAACTGCAAGGTGAAGTTGCAAAGAACAAGCTAGAAGCTGAGCGGCTGAATTATGCCAAGCGGCAGATTGAGGCTCAAGAAGTTGCGGTGCCAGATGCGCCACAACAGGCCACCCCACAACAGGCTGCTCCGCAACAAGCCGCTCCTAGCAAGAAGGCTGAAAGTTGGAGTTCTAAAAACGATTGGTTTGGATCGGATGAGCCGATGACTCTTACCGCTTTTAGCATTCATAAAGACCTTGTGCAGAACCAGGGTTTTGATCCTGAGAGTGACGATTACTACGTTGAGATTGATCGTCGAATGCGGGATAATTTCCCCCATAAATTTTCAGAAGCGGAAGAAAGTGCGAGTACCCCTCGTCGTTCTAATGTCGCTTCGACAGGACGAGCCAGCTCTTCTTCCCGGAAAAATGGGAAAAAATCTGTGAAACTATCATCAAGTCAGGTTGCTATTGCCAAGAAACTTGGTGTATCTCTAGAAGACTACGCAAAGCAAGTTTCTTTGCTAGAAACACGGAGCCAGTAATGGTAGATAAAACACCCCGTGCCTCGTCATCGAGAGCAACTGACTCTCGCCGCAAGCCTTGGACCCCTCCATCCTCTTTGGATGCTCCGCCTCCCCCGGAAGGGTATATTCATCGTTGGATCCGTGAAAGTGTCATGGGTTATGACGATAGGAAAAATATTTCCGGGCGTATTCGTGAAGGCTTCGAACTCGTTCGCAGCGACGAATACCCAGACTTCGAAGCCCCAAGTGTTCAGGATGGTAAGCATTCTGGCGTTATTGGGGTAGGTGGCCTCTTGTTAGCTCGGTTTCCTTTGGAGACCAGAAACGAACGCTCCGCCCACTTTCGTGAGCGCACTCGGCAGCAAATTGAAGCTGTTGATAATGACTTAATGCGAGAGGAACACCCAAGTATGCCTATCACTACTGATAGGCAGTCTCGTGTGACTTTCGGCGGAAGACGACCTTCTGCCGATCCTGAAACCTAGCAATAAAGGAAGGATCCAAAAATGGCTAATATCGATGCTGCATTTGGACTTCGTCCGTATAATATGCTTGGTGAAGGCGTCAACTCGAACGGGATACAAAAGTTCAAGATCCAGCTTGCGGGAACTGCCGGTACGTCCAGTGTGATTTATCAAGGTACTCCTGTTATTCCTCTGGCCAACGGTCTCATTGATATCGTTGGTGCGGCGGCTGGTGGAACTGTCCCCCTTCTTGGCGCGTTCATTGGGTGTGAATATACGGATTTGAATGGTACCCCCACTTTTACCAATAAGTGGCCCGGTACTGCTTCGATTAAGTCCAGCACCGAAGCCATCGCTCATGTCTCTGCCAGCCCTGATCAGCTTTTCTTGATCAATTGTGACGCAGCGGCTACTGATGCGGCGGTTCATGCGAATGCTAACTTTGCCAGCGGAACGTCTGGAGATACCACGACTGGTATTTCTTCGGCGGAATTGGCGGTTTCTACGTTGAACACTACCAACACGTTGAATCTTCGTGTTGTTGGCTTCAGCGATAGCCCGTCTAATTCTGACCAGACTGCTGCGGGTATGTTGGCTATCGTCCTCCTCAACAATCACTTTTACCGTTATAATGCGAACGGTACGGGTGCTGGTATCTAGGGAGATAAACGATGCCAATTAGTCGTTCACAATTGATGAAAGAGCTTGAGCCCGGTCTCAATGCTCTTTTTGGAATGGAGTATGACCGCTACTCAGATGAGTGGTCGGATGTTTTCGAAACCGAAAGCTCTGACCGTGCATTTGAAGAAGAGGTTATGCTTAGTGGTTTTGGGCAAGCACCAGTTAAGTCTGAGGGAGCAGCGGTCTCGTTTGACACTGCAAACGAAGCTTATACGGCGCGGTATACGCACGAAACTATTGCTCTTGCGTTTGCGATTACTGAGGAGGCCGTTGAGGATAACCTTTACGACCGTCTTAGCACTCGTTACACCAGGGCTCTAGCTCGT